CTTTATCAGTTATTGGGGGATCTATGGATATTGCCTCAACTCCATATGGAAAACTGCATGAAGACGGAACAGAGAAGTTTTTTTATAAATGCTCAAATGAAAAGGGATTTAAGAAAGTCTATGTTTCAGGAGAGGATTGCCCAAGACATTCTAAAAAATTTCTTGAAACTCAAAAAGAGAGAATGAGTAAATTAGCGTATGCTCAGGAATACCTTGCTGTGTTCACTGATGAACTCAAAAGACTTTTCCCAGATGAACTCATTAAAAAAATTTGCGTTTTGAAAAGAACTCAAAGAACATACGGAAGAGATTATTTCATAGGAGTTGATGTTGCTGGACTTGGTGAAGATGCGTGTTCTTATGAAATTTTAGAAAAACTGCAACATGGGGACATTCATCAAAGAGAGAGCTTGACAGAAAATAGAAACTTCACAACAGACACATCAAACAAAATTATAGATCTAAATAGATTCTATGATTTTAGAGGAATTGGAGTTGATGATGGGGGAGTTGGATTTGGAGTTTATTGTGAGTTGATGAATAATGCTGATACAAAGAAAAAAACAACTGCGCTAAATAATGCAAGTCGTGCAATAGATTATAAAGGAACAAAATCTAAAAAATTATTAAAAGAAGAAATGTATATTGCTCTTTTAATTGTAATGGAAAAGAACAAAATTTTACTACTCGATGACGATGACATTAAGGCAAGTTTATCCTCTATTCAACATGAAGATGGACGAATTTTTGGCTCAAACTCTCACATAACAGAGGGAATTATGAGGGCCTTAAGATTAATTGAAAATAGGAAAAATTTAAGTAGTTGGATTAGTTCTTTTAAATTATGAACTTCAAAGAAAAATATATAAGTGATAAAGAAAATTCTTTAAAAGAGGATTTGTCGAGGATTGTTGTATCAAACGAAGCCTATGCTATTATGGATGTTATTAATGAATTAATTAATAAAATTGAACATGTGAGGTCTGGTTTATGAGTTGGGGATTATGCACATCAGGGAGCGCAATAGCAAAAGCAGGAGTTAATGTTAATTCTAAATTTCAACCCCCAATTACTGCTGAAACTGAGATGGCAGAATTTAGTGATCAAGCAGAAGGAACTGTCTGCATGAAAACAAGAAGAGATTGGGTAACAACTGCAGGGGGATCTATTATTATGAATGCTGTTGAAGATGCTGTTAGTGATTTAATTGCTATTAAATTAATAGAACATGATATGTCTGGCTATATTAAAGGAGAGGCCCAGACTATGCTTGATGTTCTGACTACAAATTCAGACACAATAATTAAAGATCTAAGAGAAGATAAATTTCAAGTTTTAAACAAATAAAATGCCATTGCAAAATAGGTATAGAGGAATACCAGAACCTAACTTAGCTAATTTTGATTGGTTTGATTTAGCCACAGGAACAGGATATAAAACATTTTATGGGATGGATTTAATAGAGGGATCTAACTCATTAGCTTATGTTTTCTCAACACAAACTTTGTATAGCAGTGTAGGGTTCAAATCTTTTTCAAATGCATTAGGAGAGATTAATTTTGATTTAACATTTGAAGTGCCTCTTACAGTAGAGGGGAATGTTTTATTAAATATTGCAGTTGGATCTGAACAAGCTTGGACTCAAACTCTCACTTTTATACTATATCATGTAGATACTGATAATACTGAAACACAACTTGACTCAACTACTGACAGCGTTACTGTAAATAATAATCACGCGATGCTTGCCATTAAATTTGAAGTGCCTGTGAGAAGATTTAAAGCAGGAGAGAAACTTAGATTAAGTCTAAATAGTCCTGCGGTTGGTGCAGGAAAAGCTATTTATTGGCTTTTTGATCCAAAAAACAGATCCACACTATCCCCTGTTCCAGATTTTATAAATTCACAATTAATATTAAATCTCCCAATAAAAATATAAGATGGCAATATTAGACTCAACAGCAACAAGCACAACAGACTTAGATAATGCAGTAGATGATTTTTCTGTGTCCCCAGTATCTTTAGATTATTCTTCTGCAAAAGGAGCTTTCTGGGACTTTCCTGATGCAAAAAAGAACATAGGATATTTAAAAACTATTCCTGAGTGGTTTAGTGCATTAAAAATATTAGCAGTTTGGACTGCAGGTTTAGGTTATGAATTAGAGGATAAATCTCTAATCCCTGTATTAGAAAAAATTAATGGTTGGGGAAATGATACCTTTTTATCTATTATTGAAGACATGATTATTTTTAAAAAAGCAATAGGAGATAGTTTTGCAGAGATCATAAGAAATGATACTGGGGTTTTAGTAAATCTTAAACCCCTATCTCCTGAGAGAGTTAGACTTGTTATAGATGAAAATGGAATCTTAGAAAGATATGATATAAAGCTAGTCAGTGGAAAATATAAGCCAATGAATACAAGAGATATATTTCACCTATCTAATGATAGAATGGCTGATGAGATACATGGATTTGATTTAACTAAGACTGTTCAATGGGTTATCGACGCCAGACATGAGGCTTTAGAGGATGAGAGAAAGATAAGACATAGGGAACTTGCTCTTGGTGTTTTATATCTTGATGAGGATAATGTAGCTAAAAGAAATGCAATGATAGAGAAATATGGGGAAGCTGTTAATAAAGGCGAAGTTTTAGTTCTTCCTAAAGATGTTGCAGAATTAAAAGATAGTGGAGTTACTCCAAGAGATAGATTATCTTATATTCAATACTTAGAAAACTTTTTTTATCAAGCTTGTGGAGTTCCAAGAGTTATGGCAACAAGTGAGGGATTTTCAGAAGCAGGTGGAAAGGTTGGGTTTATGACATTTGAGCCAGTTCATGCAAACGAACAGAAATTATTAGAGGCAGATATGTGGAATCAATTAGCAATCAAAATTAAATTTAACAGGCCTCCAACTCTTAGTGGTGTAGCAAAAGAAGATGAAGCTAAGAATACAGGACAATTAGGTTTCCAACCTAAAGATGCTGAGGCTACTGTGGAGAGAGAATAATGGCAACAAGAATAACTAAAGGTGGGCTTCAATCATATGATCCTCTACAAGGCACAGTATTTAAAAAAAAGAAAAAACCGCCTTTAAAATTTGTAGATCCTAAAGTAGCTATTGCAAGAGCAAAGGCATCAGGCTCAGGTGTTGATAAACCAGAAGTTACAAGGGATGCTGAAACAGGAGAATTATCAGGTCTTAGAGTAGGAGATAAAACCTTTTTAGGATTAGATCCAGAAGAGATTGCTACAATCGCAGCAGGAGAAAAGAGAAAAGTAACAGTTCCAGAGGGAGCAGTTGAAGCAGGAACCTCTGAAAAAGAGAGAAAAATAGAAAAAGAAAAAGAAGAAATTATCGAAGAAGAATCCCCAGAAAGACCAGAATTAGGCCCAGAAGAAAGAGGGGGAGAAACAATCCCTGTTCTTGGAGCTGAAATTGCAATCATTCAAAATCTTATGGAAGATTCTGCACGTGATGGTTTATTGGGAAGATTAGGAATAAAAGCACAAAAAGAAGGATGGCTACAACCAGAGGTTTATAAAGATTTAGCGAGGACAGAAATAGAGAAAAAAGTTTTTGAAGAAGGAGTTACAGCCTCAGAAAAATTTGGGGCTTTTATAGAATCTATACCAGTATTAGGATTTGTTTCAAAATATGTTGGGGGATTAGTTGAAACTCCTTATGGGAATATTCAAGAAATGAGAAAGAATATTAGAAAAGAAAAAGTGAGAGCTACTAATGCAATGACATTAGCAAGAACAGGAAGCATTTCCCCAGAAGCTGCAATGGAAACCATCAGAGAAGTTGAGGGAGAAATAAATAGATTAGAAAGTAGGATCAAACTTTTAGTAAATTTTTCAGGACAATTAAGATTTAATTCAGATCAAATTAATACAATAGAAACAGAAATTTTAACAACAAAAGAAATATTATTGGAAGCAAAACTAAGAGCATCAGAAGGAGCAATCACAGATCCAACAGAAATGGAATTATTAATGCAATTAAATAAGGGAGAGGATGAAGAGTTATAATGAAAACTAAAACAAATAGACCAATTATAGAAACTATAATTAATACTGTAGCTTTAGCACTGACAGCGTTTGGTGTTCAGCAAATAACCTCAGGTGAGTTAATAGGTTACTTAGCAGTTTGCTTTGGTATGGGGTTAGAGTTTTTAAAATACTGGGGAAGAAAAAATAATTACTGGTAATTAGCTTAAATCATCTCCAGCTAATTTGTCTATTGTTGCAATACACATATCAAATATCTTGTATGGTTTTGCATAAGCTTTATTAGGATTTATCTTAAGATTACTAAATTCCTCTTTCAATCTCTTAATAAATTCTTTGATGTCTTTTTGTAAATACATATGTTCTTCTTCATCACCAGGCATCATAGACATATTATGGTCTTTCTCACTTAAATTAAATTCTTCTTCTTTCATATCAAATCATCTCCAGCTAATTTGTTTAGTATACCTAATTGGTATACATCTAAAAAGGGCATTTTCACTTTCAACAACTTAATAAATTCTTTAACATCTAATTTATGTATAAAATCATTTGAGGGTATATTTTCTCCCACTATTTTCTCACTTAAATTAAATTCTTTTTCAATGTAGTTGTGTAAATTACTTCCTTCCATTTTATCATAACTCATAATATCTTTATGGTCTTTCTTAGCTTGTTCTAAAAGCCATTTCTTTCTTGGTTTTCCTTGTGACATTTTATCATAAATCCCCGAAGGGATGGGGCATCCGTACTAGCAACTAGTATACAGGGCTAGTGATTACCCCAATTGGCAGAGGCAGGATTCGAACCTGCTCAAGTAAGTAATTAAGGTATAACTCTGCTTGAATGCCCTAACTCTAAACGAGTTTTTACTTCTCCGCCATTATCTTTTACTTAATTTCCATAACTCTATAAAATAGAGTAAAAAATAATTAAAATAATATAAATGATGATTGACATTTTAACTAAATGCTTCTTTCGCTTGTTTTACAAGTTTTATTGCTTGGTTCATTCTATCTTTAGTAGGCATTACATCTGTTTTACCTATTCCCATTAAAGCTATAAAAACATCTTTAGCATAGGCAGTATAAAAAGAGGTGTCATCTTGTTCAGGTTTGTTACTACTCACTTCTGATGAATTTTCTTTAACCATTGATTTCATATTCCAATACTTTCCATTAGCTTCTCCTTCCATTGAAACACTATCCCCTGCTTTAAATGTAGTGCCTAACTTTTCATCAAATGTAGAATATTTTTTTCCATCTTCCATTTCAAATGTGTAACTCTTCCAAACCTTATTGTTAGTATTCCCTTCTTTAACTGATACAGATTTTATTGTTCCTGTTTTAGTTTCCATCATATTATCTCTAAAGCTCTTAATCCTAAATTAACCCAAAAGACAACATAAGTTATCTTAAGACAAATTGATAAATCTTCAAATTTAGTTTCCATTTTTAAGCACCTCCTTTCATTCCAAATAAAATTTTAATATATTCTTCCCAATTTATTTTTCTTTGATTTAATCTTTCTCTACGCTGTTTGTCAGCTTTCATCTTATAAAAAAATTTCTCATCAAATTTTAGTAGTATTGATTTCATAAGAATACTAAGAATACTTAGTTTATAAATGTTTCTATAGTCCTAAATTATTAGGTCTTTCAAACTTTTCTTGTAACCAGCGACGATAGATGTCACACTGAGGGAAAGTATCAATAGAATAACATCTCCAATAGTTCCCACTCATCTCACATCTTTTTACGGGAATATCACACTGAACTTCTGTTGTTCCTTTGAAAAGTTTTTCAATTTCTTCTTGATAGTCTTCTATCATTTTTACACCTTCAATTATATGAACTAATTTTTTTAATCCCATTAATATAACGCGGGGGAAGGAAGCCATCCCCCTAACTTTACGAGCCAACTTCCATAAGCCCATGATGTCTAATATTATATAGAAACAAACTATTTAAATTTAATTGAAATGCAATACTGTTCGTGCAAGTCCTGCACCTGTTCGAGTTTCAATACAATGCCCAATCTCGCAGAAGTGTTTATCAACGCTAAAAGGACTTGTTGGGACTACTTCTGCTGTAGCTTGTCCTGATACCTCTCCAGTGTCTGCTGTTAATCCAGTTCTTGCCAGATAACCTCTGACTGTTGTTCCCCAATAATAAACATCAGCTATCCCACTTATTACAACCCAAGCCTCACTTCCATCACTAACACCACTATCTAAAAATACCCCAATACAACTTGGCACATCTACTGGAACTAATTTAACTGCATCATTTGTTGAATCATCAGCAGTCACACAATAACCTGCAATAGAATTAGCTCCTGTTTTATTTGTTAATTTAATAGCAAATCCACCTGTTCTTGTCATCTTTGTTTTTTCACAAAGTTCTAAATCTCCTGTTCCAGTTTTAATAACACCATCTGTTTGGTCGTGAGTTAGAGAAATCCATTGAGTATTATCTGTGTCTGGGTTTATTGCTGAATGAATGAATAGAGTCGGATTTGCTTGTGTTCCATGGTCAAAATTCCTTCCCCAAGAAGTATCTCCATTTACAATTAAAAACTGATTTCCAGCTTCATCTTGCATAGCCAATCTAAAATCAGTAAGAGTTGGCTCATATTTTAAATAAGCCCTTGAAGAACCTAAAGCAGTATCTACAAATCCAATATAACCCGGAGAAAGAAAAGTCATACTATCTCTAAATCTTGTTTTTTGAGCTACTTCTAACTCTCCTGTTATTAATAAATCCTTTTCACTATTTAATCCATGAATTGTAGTAGTTCCAACTCCTATTCTGTTATAATCTCCTGTTTTTCCTAAGAAAGTTGTTTTTGTTCCATCGTTGGAAATGTCCATACCTGCAATATCTGCAGTTGTAGAAGTCATCTTTACAAATGAGGGAGAAGCAGTTGTCTGAACATCTTGGTGTGGATGGTCACTTCCTATTTCATCATCAACATATTTTTTATTAGCAATATCAGAATCAGTTGTGGGAGTTGTTAAGACTATTCCTGCTGAGTGATCTCCTGATTGATTAGGAAGAAACATATCAGAAGCAATTGGAGTTTTAGGTTCAAACTTTTGTGATTGTCTTTTAGTTCTATTCAACAAAGTTTTTGCCTGAACCATTTTAATTGATGAGTTCTCTATCCTTCTGTAGAACTCTTGTTTTAACTCCATTCAAGCCTTGTGGTATAAGGTTTTCCTGCCTTCCTGTCTGTTTAGTTGTCCCTGCAGTCAAACCAGATACATGAGGCCAGTTTGTTTTAATTTCTTTTTCCCCAGATGTTGCCATAATATATTATAGAATTAGATTATATAAATTTATGCTTGAACATAAGAATAAATAAATACCTTTCCACTTGCAGCATTAGGCACAACAATAATCTCTCCAGACGCTGTTAAAGTTAGAGCCTCCATAGCTGTTTTTATAGCTGCGGCTGTTCCATCAAATTCTCCGTGTGTAGTCCATGTAATATCTGCCATTTATGCCACCGTTGCCTCAAGGACACCCTTGTCTTTTAATTCTTTGATAACAGTTGTTAGAACAAGTGCAACTGCAGCCGCAGATGCTTCTGTTCCTGATAGTGATAAACTCTCTGTAAAATTAGTTACAACAAATTTAGATGATCTCATGTCCCTAGGACCATTAGTAATTGCTTCTGCCATTATTTCTCCTTTTTCTTTTTAGTTTTCTCTTCCTCTTTTTCCTCAGAAATAATTTTTTCAAAATCAACAGGATTCTTTTTGTTAAGATATTTCTCCCTAATACTCTCCATCCCATGCTTAATATTATTTTTCCAAACTTGTTTTTGATTAGCGTATTTAGGATTTTCCAATAAGTCTTTGTAATGCTTGTATGCTCTTAATGCGTGTTCTTGTGTCATCTTATCATCCTATTGTATCAGAAATAACATGCACAGCATTAGGGTCTGTTAGAATACATTCGCCCTCTTCTGCGACTCTTATTGTAGTTCCGATTAATGGTTCTTTAATTGCAACTGATGTAATTCCCATGAATGATTTCCATGTTGCAGCTCTATTTGGCACCCATTGATAAACCCAATCAGTTGTGAATATCTCATCTACTAAAACATTCCATCCTAATATTTCCATGATAACTCCAGTCTTTAATTTCTCACTTGAGAAACTTGGAATACTTGAACCTTTAACACTTATTAAATAATTTAATAAATATTTATGTTCTATAGAATTCATTGCTAAGATTCCACCATTAGGATCATAACCTTGTGCTCTTATTAATTGAGCTCCGTTTGTAATGTCTAAGATTGGGTTCATAGTTGCTGTTTGGTCCCAGCCATCAGTTGAAGCTGTTGTCTGAACTGTGTTTGTAGCAGTTAATGGTTGTGTTGGAGTTGCAGCTAAACAATTAAACATGATTTCGAATATTCTTGCTCCAACTCTCCTTTGAACACCCCTAACTATATCATGAAGATTTGTTCCAAGAACATCTATATCACTGTCTTTAATATCTTCATCAGATAATAAAGGAGAACTTAAAAAGAATTTTTTAACATAAGATGTTTGTCTATCCCAACTTTGCTCAACAACTTCAGGTCTTGAACGATAAGCTGTATCTGCTCTTGATAAAGTCATTCCAGTAGTATCGGTTGTATCTAAGAAACCACTCTCTTTCTGATACCATCTAATTTCTCTTGCAGAAGTTTTAGAATTAGCAATATAACTTTTAATAACATTAGGTTCTAATTCTGCAAAACCCTTAGCTAACTTATCAATATCAATTCCTCGAATGTCTGCCATTCCGCTTGTGTTAGGGTCTGCTAATGCCATCTTATTTTGTTGAGTTGATTATTGAAGGTCTTAATTCCATTCTAAATGATTCGCCATCTGTTGCAGTTTCCAATGCAATGCCTAAAGATTTACTTCCTGATAATGTAGCTGTTGCTCTATTAGAAATAACTGCGTTTGCTACAAGGTCGTCCTCAGTTCCAAGACTATCTCCGACAGTAATACTTCCAGAAGCTACAACCTTGAATATTCCACCTCTATAAACATCTATCCTAACCATACCATCATCAGCTATTTTTTCAGAACCTGCAATTCCACCGACAATATCATTAGCTCCGTCAGCTAATGCTACAGTATTAAGATCTGTAAGTTTTAGAATAGCACCTTTTGCTATTCCTGTGCCATCTGCACAAGTAAAAGGAATAGGTAATTCTGTTTCAACAAGGAGAACTGCTTCGTCTGACATTTTAATTTCGGTATACCGAAACTAATGAACTATTTAAATCTTTCTATTTTATCTTGTTTAAGTGAGGGTTGTATTTTGAGGTTGTTAGCTCTTGAATTCTTTGAAATAACTTTAAAAATCTTATATCAATAACCCCAACAAGCCAAAAGGTTAGAAGGACCAAAAGAGTAGCCCCACCTGCGATTACAACACTTAAGTTAAGCAGGATCTTTAGACTTGCTGAGATTAATAGGGCATTTCTTAATTCATAAAACCAACCTTGGCCTATGCTAAGTCTGATTTTTATTTCTGCTAATTTAGATACTAATTTAGATTGCCTCATGAGTCCACCCTTTATATTCTCCCTCTATGTTTGTTACCTCGTCGTCATATCTTACACCAACGACAAGCATTCCAACATGTTGCATGAGCCATAGATATTTCTCTTTTGTTTCAAACTTAGGAACTTTCTCTAACTGCAATATCTTCCTTAACATCCCCCATCTGAAATTGCTTAGATTATATCTATTGACTCTCGTCTTTAGAGTTGTTAGAACTATGTCCATATCTTCTTTAGGGCAGATGTATTCATAGATTCCAAAGGGTAATACTCTAATCTGGCTCTCAATCCACATAAACTTTTTCTCTGATCCTTTAGTCATTGGAAGTTTA